TAGCTGTCCCGCTTACCGGGAAGAGTGCCGCTGTACCAGTTACGCAGTTTGCGCCTGTTCCGGTCTGAATCGCGAAGGTTCCCGATGTCGCTGTGGTCGTCTGCACCATTATGTCAGTGATGTAGAGCACCAAGTTCGCTCCCGGGGCCGCTTGACATTGGGTAAGCGTAGCTGCAATAGAATTCAGCCCACAGGTCCAAAATGTATCTGTACCATAGCGCTTATATTGTCCAGAGACCTGCTGCTGCCCGTCGGCTGACAGACTTAGGCAGAGAAGAATTAACAGGGGCGTAAAGAATTTCGCAGGGTGTAAAGTTTTTAGCACCATTGTCCGATCCCTTCACTGCACTCTTGGGGATAGCATACTGCTCTGCCGAATCTCTCCGTCAAGGCGAGGCACCGTCACACTGAAGAGAGTTCCGCTCGTGCCGTCAACAGAATGCGCTCCGGCGTGCTGACACATCCGGATTCTCTTTCGCGTGTTCACTCGGCCTACGTGGTAATAGCGACGGAACGCATGGGCGACCATCCCCCAACCTTGCATCGTCGCCAATTTCCATTCAGTTGTGCCGCCAAGAAAAATTCCCATGCTAGGGTGCTGCTCCAGGACCGCGCCAACATCGTCTGGACTCATATCGTCCTGTACGGGGAGTAGAAGCATCCGCAGTCCTTTCAACCGAGGCAGCCAGGATAGCGAGAATTCAAGACTCTTTGAACCTTGTGCCACCTTGTCGGGGATCACAACGAATTCCGCCCCGGCCCCGTATGTTTCTACCAGGCTGCTGAACCCCTCGTCGTCGAAAGGAAGTTTTTGCTGATAGCATGACCACGCCCCATTATCCAAGGCGTAGCGCAAGCCATCAGGTAATTTGGGATTCATCGGAGTGAGAAGGACTCGCCAACCATACCTGCGGAATTGTTCGAGGTTTCGTCTGGTCCCGGTATTAGACGCGTAGGAGATCATTGTAAATTATTGCACGCCTGCGACTTGCAAATTCAGTGCGGACGCCGTTCCCGCAATAGCCGTGATGCCGCTGGCAAAGCTAACCCCACCGAGCGGAAATGTCACGTTCGAATTCGCGGGAATGCTAAAGTCCGCGTTCCCACCCACCCAGATGATCGGCGTACCAGTCTTGTCCTGGAGGCGGAAGGTGACCGCGGAGTTGGTGATGTTGTTCACGTAGATGAGCGTCACGCAGGTCGTTGTCGATGTCACCGAGGTTCCCGCTCCGGTCGCCACGCCCACCGTGCTGCTCGTGAAGTTAGTCGACTGCGTGCAGGAAGACGGCAGCGACCTCACATAGCCGACATTCGCCGTGCCACCGGAAAGTGCTGGCATGGACGTCACCGCAGTGGTCGAGCCAGAGTCCGCGATCACATGCCCGATGACCGCAGAACTCGCATCGTTGATGACGTGGCCGATGACGGCAGAGCCGGCGACCAAGCCAACCGTACCGCTCGATCCGATGCTGACTAAGTTCGTAGTTCCCGGCGTGGTCTGATCGATGCTCACCTTGCCGATAACGTTCGCGCCGGTAGGCAGTGCGGCGTTGATCGTGACACTGGAGCCAGGGCCTCCTGACTGCTGAAGCTGAGATTTCGTCGGCTGTGCAAAAAATATTCCTGCAAGAATAATAAATATTCCCAGCGCAGCCCAATGAGGCAATGAACGCGGCGGATTTCCATATGTACGACTGTAGCCCGGCTGCGGATATCTCATAGGTAACTCCTTAATTATAGAATTCCACGATGGCGATAGTACCGTCCTGGGTGGCCTTTAAGAGAGCCACTGTTTGACCTTTGGTAAAACGAAATCTTTGATAGAGAGCAGGAGAAAGAAATGAAAACCATCCGCCCGGCTGCATCGTGTAACTCGAATTAGGATCATCCGTATTCGTGCATCGCAGCATCGCGCTGCCATCGGAATTCCCGATGATCAAGAAATAAGCGCACGGCATCGGTGCAGTGATGGGTGTCCACGAATCTATGCTCAGGGGGAATTTAGCGATTTGTGATCCAACGGAAATCAACCACTGGCTCCCTGGCGTTTCGGGCCGATGGCTGGACGAAATAAAACTTTCCCGAATCCCGAACCGCCTTGCTGCCCCGATGACTGCGCTGTGCCGCTTCCAGTGCTCGAGACTAAAGTCATTTGCTGCATACCGCCAGGATCAACACCTGTTGGCGTTGTACCTCCGAAGTGCACCGGCTCTCCGGGATGACTACCTGGGTATTGCGAATAGGCCCTGAAAAAGAATTTCTGCGGATTGCCGTTGTCATCTCCACCCGGCAGCGTGATCGGCGGCATCGAGCGACTAGCGCCAAGATGCACGACATGCGGTTGTTTGAAAGACGGGTCAGTGTCGTACTCCACAAAATAATGCAACCCCTTCTGGATTGGGTTGTTATCAGAAACCACCGCGTGCACGAGTCCAGTGCCATTCGTCTTCACAGTGAGCTGCTGGACAGTCGGAGGCTTGGGCAGTGTTCCAGTGGGATCGACGGCAACATGCTGCCCCATGTTGTTGGTAGCTTCCTGAACTTTGCGAAGCGCTTCGCTCAAGTACTGGCCGAATTCAGGAATCTGCCGCAAAAACTCCATCTCTTTTTCTAATGCTAGTGGAATTGTATTTCTCCTTTAATCATTTTTGCCACGCAAAGGACTCCACGCATCTCCACGCATGATCATCACGAGGCGTGAGAGTTCGAATCCGGCGCCAACGGCATTCGTGCTGAAAATCACGAACAAGCGGCTTCCTGCCTCATTGAGCGGCACTTCGATGTCTCCGTTCGTATCGAGCGGCAACGTCAGATTTGGAAGCAGTATATGCGAATACGGGGTATCCAGGGAATTCGGATATACCGTGATGGTCAGCGATCCCTGCCCTCCGATAATCAACGTCATATAGTCGTAGACGAAACGCGTCACGCCCATCTGGCGACCTTCGCCAAGTTCCGAAGTCACGAATCCGGCCGTGGCGTAGAGTTGGCTAATGGCTGCGCCGTCATCTTCCAGCAAGCCAGCGACCAAGGCGAAGATTTTGCCGTTATGATCGGAATTCCCGAGGAACAGTTCTGACGTGGTATCCGGCCGCTCGATGAATGCGGCGCAAGGCGCTTTGATGGTCCACAGCGACCATTTCCGCACGATGTCGGAGGCGATCAGTTTCCCGGAATAAGACCGATGGATCTGCACGCTGTCCATCAGGGCGCTCGCGGTATTCAATTGCTTGTAGTTCAGCTCAAGGATCATGTTTGGCGTGGTGGGATTATTGTCGGTGAGGAGTCCAGCGGGAAGCCATGTGGGAGTTTCGTCGTCAGAATCCAGCGCTTTCAGCGGTACACCGACAAGAATTCTGCGGTTCTTGATGTCGTTCTTGACCCATATCGTATAGCCGTAGGTCCAGTTGATCTGGTCCCAGACGGACTGGATTTCTTCGCTAAGTTTCACTGGCTGGCTACCCTGGAACAGAAATAGCCCTGGAATCCCGGCAATCAGCGCCCATTCTTCGCCGGCGTTGGCTTCGTCGATGGCAAAAGTGACCGCATAGGGGCCCACGGTTCCGACGGACTGTGAAATCACCCGCGGTATCGTCCAATTATTCGGTTCCGTGGAGTTGTTGTCGTTCACCGCCACCATCGATCCAGTCTTAACCATATAGAGCGTTCCAAACTGCACGAACGCGCTCTTCACCGGCTGCTGATTCTGCTGCGTGGCTAGGATCACTCCGGTCAAGCGGTCAAAGGACTCGAAATTGTTCTGATAGCTGCCGATGATTTGCCCGTTAAGATTTGGCAACTCGGTCGGGAATGGCTCGATGCGATCAACCAATACTTGCACGCCATTCGGAAGATTCGTCGCATACAGGCGGATTTCTAGATCGTCTGGAACCGGCGCCAAAACCGTACGCAGCATGGTTCCGGTGAATATTTGCATGCTGGTCTGCATGGCGCCGAGGGATATGGTGTAAGTCCCGAGGGCAATCCCTAGTTTCGGGCTGAAGAGATCCACCACCAGACTTCCTCCGGAAGTTCCAGTAGGAACCGAGGCCGTCACACGCACGCTGTAGGTAGTCGATGCCTCAATGATGGGAACAAGGAATTCATCCTGGAAAGCGTTCTGGGTGATCATGCCGTAGATGGCTTGCGTAATGCCCGATGAGTTTTTGATCGAATAGGCGTTTCCGAAAATCGGCGAAGAGATGACGCTGCCGCCAGTTCCAGATGTCGGATCGACAACCCATCCGGCCGGATACTGCGTGGCCGCGATGATGCCTCCATCGAAAGAATAGTTGAGCAAGTTGTGGATTTTGTTCTGCTCGCCGATGGCAAAGAGGCGCTGCGCATAAGGCACCAAGGCCACCGAGCTGCCGAGTTCTCCGCACTCGAAAAGATTATTTCCTTCGATATCGATTTCATCGGCGGCCAGGAGCACGCCGTCTGAAAAACTCAAGACTACGTTTGTCGTGAAATTGTCATTGATCCACGTAGAACTGTTGATGACATCAACGCCGTTGCTATTCACCGTCACGGGCACGGGAATGTTGTAGAAGTTTCCGCCGTTTGCCGCCGTGAGATGGATCACGCGCGCAATCACGTTTGAAGTTCCGGGTAGAAGATCCCCGATGACGATCCCGGAAGCTCCAGCGATGACATCGAAAGTAAGAATCGGCGAAGGCTGCGTCAGGAAGCCATTGCGCGTCAGGAATGAATAGCATACCTTGCGAATCCCTGCCGCAATGACTCCAATCGTGACGATGGTGCCGCCTGATCTGTCGCCGATGATCTGTAGTGGATCGAACGTAAAAATAGTTCCGAAAATGATTCCTGCTCCGGTTTCCGCGGCACTTGTGACATCCGCATGGGTCACAGCGATGGAGAAAGAGCCTGGACTTGTCGAAGTGATCACCGCATTCGCCACATTGAAAATGCCGTTTCCATTCAGCGTGCTGGTCACCGTCACGAATTCACCGACAACTGGATTCGCTCCGGTGATTAGGTTGAATCCGTAGGTCGCTACATTGTTCAGCAGCACCGTCGAGGTAATCTGCATCTGCGCGGCGTTCGGAGTATCGATCACCGTCCATGGGCCGTCGTATCCCGCCAGGGGTGCGCCGCCGGTGCCAGCAAGCTGGAACTGGTTTCCGACTTCGAGATTGGGGATTTGCGCAGAAGTCGTCATTGTGGCAAGAGTGACTTGGTAGGCGGTTCCTGCTATCCCGCTATTTGGCGTGAACTGAATTCCGCTGGTGGTGGTTGGTCCCGTGACCGTGAAATACCAATGCGGATTGGAGAAATTTCCATTTGGCGGAACCCCCGAACCCACGCCAACGACCGTATATGTTCCATTGATTGGCTGATTCGTGTGACCGTTCAGAAATGGCAATCCCGTGATTTTTATTCCCTGGCCTACCACAATGTGAGGATCGGCGGCTGCTAATCCAAAATTCACCCGCGAATAAAAGATAGTGATGGTGCTTCCAGGAGACATAGTGCTTGGCCCGGCAGACCAAAGCACCGCGCGAAATCCGCTGGTCTCGTTGTCATGCGTCACGGGAGGAAATTGCGTGATGGAAACAACTGTTTCCGAAGCCGATGTTGTCGATGCCGACGGCGGTGCGCCGGGGCCGACTTGCGATAGACGGTCAAAGTTTGGCGGCGTATAGGTATAGGGGATATCCGTGCCATTTTGGAGATTCGAGACAGCAATGAACTCACGGTCGTCGGCGGTCGCCGATTGCGCGAAGCTATCCGGCTCGATTGCCGAATAGACTGCCGTGAGCGCCCCCGGAAGAGTTTTCACATCTTCCTGATAGATCACTCCATCGCTGCCAAGAGCGAGCGTTAGCACTTCACCGCCAGTCTCTGAAAACGTCTTCAGGTAATTGAAATTTGGCGGTGGATTTGGACTCAGCCAAAGTTTAATTTTCACGGCATAAATATTGAACGTTACTATCGTGCCATCCACGGCACTAGCGACGATGGATACGCCAAAGTTCGGATTGTTCACGACTACTGGAGATAAGGTGAGCCCCCAAGTCGTTGTGGGATCTCCCAGAGTCAATGCTGTGCCATCCGCCAGGGGCAGTTGGCCAGTTTCCGTATCAGTACCTGCAGTCACCGACAAAATCGTTGACCCGGCCTGAGTTGATTGATTTCCGAATATTTCAACTTGAAATCCAGCGACATTTTGTGTTGAAGGAATCGAGAACTGATAATTAAGCGTCTGGAGGACTTCCGAATAAGGCGGTGACGACGTCAGAGGAATGAGATGCGTGACCTGATAGACGGCGAATCTGGATTGCGCCGTGGCCGCAGGCGTATAGGAATAGGTCACATTGTGCCCAGCGGTATTCGCGACAGCGCTGCTGCAGATGTAGACCCAATCCATTGATCCGTATATGCCGTTAAAGGTGGAGTGAAGCCCGGCGGCCAGCGTATAGACGTTTCCATTCGTATCGGTGAAGCTTGTTACCGTCTGTCCCACGGTAGAAAACATCTGGGACTGAATTATGGCGATGAGCGCTGCACCTGCCTGGACCGCAGCATTGCCAACCACAGCGTTGGTTCCGGAAGTTCCGATAATGTGAGTGACTACAGGCGTCGACCCATCCGTGGCGCAAGAGACGAGAACTCCGGAAGCTACCCCCTTATCTGAATTAGGACCTGAAAATTGCTGCGTTGTGGAAGTATTGATAGGCACATGCGCCGGAAATACGCCTTGTCCGGTAACAAACGCATTGTTGAGCGTGCCGGTAGGAAAAAGCGAAAAACCGGATGGCAGAGGAAGGCTTCCAACGAGCGGAAAAGCCCCTGTAAAACAGGCATCGATCATCACCCAGGAGAGCGCCGGTGGAGTAAGGGCCATTGCTAGATTTATAAAATTAGTGATTGCTTGTGTTCCGACCTGCTGATCAAAAGCATCTACAATTCCGGTGGCCAGCTGATTGAGGGTAACGTTTGCATATACACCGGGAGTATTCAGTTCAGCATTCGTTGGCGTCGCCCAAGGCTGTTCGTTCGGCGCGTGGACTCCGGCGACGGACTGCGCAAAGGTGGTCAGTTTTTCTATGAAAGTATTGCTGAAATAATACTGGCTTTGCTTTCCGGGACGCTGCAGGTTAGATCCCAAAATAAAATCGCAATTGATGACGAGGGGGCTTGCGCCCAGCGGAAGAGTCTCCGGCGTCGCTTCCGTGTACAAGCCCCCGACCAATTCAAGAGGAACAGCTACATACGGTGGCTGCTTGGTAATCAAGATTCACCAAAAACCGCTATTTTAAGCGGTTTCCGTTACCAGGAATCCTACTAGGAATCCTGTTAGGCGTTTCGCAATACCGTGGCGCGAAATTCGATTGTGTCGTTCACAACTCCCTGCATGTTGGTAGAGCTGGGAATTTCCTGCAATGGCGCGGCAGTGGTAAGCGAGCCGTTCGGAGGAACCTGCAAAATCATCATTTTCCCGGTGGATGGAATGCGCTGATAGATGTATCCGCTTCCAGCGGCAGATTGGATTTCCGTATATTTCACGCCGGAATTTGTGGTTACGCCAGATTGCGCCAGCAGCACGGAGTCGAATGGGATACCACCCACCGGATAAGTTCCGTTAGCAGGCGTCACATTGATTTGCCCGTAGATATGGATTCTCTTTTGGGTGTTGTCGTAAGCCACATTGCTGATCGTCATGGTACAAAGAGCCATTTCATTCTCCTAAGCTTGCCGGGCGCATTGTGAAACGCCCGCCCCAAAGTGTTGTTTTCAACTCTGCATGGGCAGATGGCTTGCAATCGCCTTCCCCGAACAGCGAAACTTTTATGATGCGTTCCAAGAGCCAGGTCCCGTCGCTCTCCAATTCGTTGCATCCCAGATAAAACTTTGCACGCTAACACTATTTGCAGCCGGATCGATTCCAGAACTGCCTTTGAAATTCGCCGGCCAAGCAAAGGTCCATCCGCCTGTTCCATCCTGAGTGATGATGAACGTGATGGTTTCCCCGGCCGTGGGATTTGTGACTGTGCTCGAAGTCACATTCCCGGTGAGTGTCATCTTGAAACTCAGCGCCGCCGAAGCATCAAAGGTCGGCGTCGCTGAAAATGACGTGGTCACCTGACCGGGGAGATCAGCCGGAACCATGATGCGCGCGGTAATATTTCCTGATCCACCGCTGGCCGGGCCGACAAGAAAAGCATGCGCAGCCTGGACAGCAAAATTCAGATTCAAAGTGGCTGTACCTGACGTCGTTACCGGATTGGTGCCAGTGATGCTCGCAGTGAAAAGCGCGCCTGCGCTGACGGCCAGTGTCACGCTCGTTACGGTTCCCGTTCCAGCGGGCATGTCTGCAGCGACGAGTGCCCGGAATGCCGGTGCTGCAGCTGCTCCGCTGGATGGCCCAGCATAAACACTGTTGGCATTCTGGGTGGCCTTCGTAATTGCCAGCGTTCCTGAAGTAGTGATCGGTGATCCTGAAACGGAGAATTCCGCTGGAACGGTGAGTGCTATGCTAGTGACGGAGCCGCCGCCCTGGGAAACCACTTGCTGGTCAGGGAATACCGTCGTCGGAATCCTGGCAAGGGGATCGTAAAGGACAATCGTATAGGTTCCAGTCAGCGCGTAAAATTTCCAATTTCCGAGGCCATCGGTCTCTAGTGGGGCGGTTGTCTGATTGATCGTAATGAGTCCTGGCTGGTCGGAATAGATTGTCGCCAAGGGCGACGGTGGAATAGTAGTCGTGACAGCTGGCTGTGTGCAGACGTAGATAATCACGCCATCGAGCGCCGGTCCTTGCGCCGAATTGACTGAGCCCTGTAGCCTAAACACTAGGAAGACCCCGTAGAGCCAAGACCGGTATTCAATTCATTGTTCGATCCGCCGCCTTGGTAATCCTGCCGAGAATACGTCACCGTCTGACCGCGTCTTATGTATTCGAGCGCCATCTCGTCAATGGCTTCTGCGGCCTCATCCTCGCAACTCTTGATCCCTTCGGCTGACCCGCCATTGCGGCGCCCATAATTGGCGGCCATCAGATTGGCTATGGCGTCTTGCGAATCGATGATGTAGATCGGCGTCGTCGCGAAATCAGCGGCCGGCGCATTGATGGGCGGTTGGCCAGACTGATAGCGGATCATGATGTCCTGGGCCTGGAGCGATCCGTTCATCCAGATGGCGTATTGGCGCCATTCCCACATGCCCAGCCAATTATTCTGATAGCCCGATGGCAAGCCTTCTTGCGATTGCGGTATGACCTTGAATGGCAAATTCGATCCGGTGACGCGCTGGCGCACTACGTAAACCTGCATGCAGTCGCCTGGAAGATAGGGAGTCGCGGAAGTCGTGGTTCCGTTGTTCGTGCCGGTGAAGCCGATATTTATGAACACTGAAGGATCTGCCTGCACGACTGGCGGAATATTTCCGAGAACAATGCCGTCCTTGATCGGGAAGGTGACGCCTTCATTCCTGAGTTTGCGGAGAACTTTGCGGATAGCGGAATTCAAAAATGGCTTTGTGAATGGCGCGTCGTTCGTGAAGATGCGTCCTTGCGCGCCGGCGACTCCGGTGAACGTGTCCATCACAATCGAGCGGACCAACTGCATCACCTCATCGATGGAAGGAAAAAGCGTTGGTTGAACGTTCGACATAGTCCCTCAAAATTTCGACTTGGAGGAGGCTGCGCTTCGCAGAATCGGGGAATACGGCGAGATACGGAGACTCCTCCAAGAAGCTTTTTTTAAGCGGCGGCCTTCTGTTTCCTCTTTTTCGGCGATGGCGCTTCGGAAGATTTTGTTTGCATCGCCACTTGCGCCGCTTGTCCGGCATCGACGATTTTCGCGTAACGCTCGGCATCCAAAATGCATCGATCACCAAAATCGTTTTTATGATATGCAATCCCGTCGGGTACTAGCATCCCGCAGTTCGGGCACGAGATCATGTGCGTGCTGGCCATATGCCACTTGGCTTGTTTCCCGAGATAGTCCATGGCGAAATGCATGAGCGGCGTGATGTTCTTCAGATCGTCGGCCGCGCTCAGTTCCTCGCCGCGCTTTATCAGCGCGTTCATGGTTTCTTCCGCTTTCTTTTTGAAAATCTTGATTTCCTTTTCGAGTTTCTCCGTCTCGTCGGGTCTCGTAAGCGACCACCAGACACCATAGGCGTTCAGGTTGTTTCCCTGCTGGTCCATGGTGTCCCATTTCTGAATCTGGCTGTTCCAGTTGGTTCCCGGAAAAGCGCTAGGGTTCAGTAGGCTCGTGGCGCACTTCCTGCCGTCGACGTTCTTGTAGTAATACTCCGTGCTCCCAGGTTTCATGTAGGTCTCTTTCACGAATGCCGGAAGAGTCGTGACGGAGAATTTCTCTCCTCGCTCGCATGCGCGAATGATGAAGCCGGGGAAAAGCGGCGGTTGCGAAACGATGTACTCGCGCTCCAGGATGTTGTACACGTAAATCACGTATCCAGCTTCCCTCCCGGTGTCCTGCGTTTCAATCGTGGTCTTGCCGTGATTCTGATCGTAAGTCAGCGCTCTGCCTTTCGATTGTGCGAGCCGCTGATCTTGCGCCAGTGTTGCCGTTAGTGGGATTCCCATGAGTCTTTCTCCTGGTTTCTATCTTTTGTATCCGCCTACAGGGGGTCTATCCCCCTGAGCCATGCCTTTGTTGAACACTGGCCTGAGACCGCGTCGGCTCATGTTGTCCCAGACCTTTTGGATTTGCTGCATCTTGCGGTCAAGCAGGGAAGTGCGGATTCCTTGCCCGCCATAAGAAACTGGACCTAACCACCTGGGCATATTCTCTTCCATGTGATCGGCGATTGATTCGGTGATGGCTTTCTCTTCCGCGGCCTTCGTTACTTCTTTTGCGAGCTTTTGCTCTATTCGGGAGAGGCGCTCGAACGCGATCATCATCGGGATTAGCGTGTCGATCAGGTAGTGGGAGAGCGGGAAGTGTGTCACCACGAGTTTCTTGTCTACGATCTCTTTCGAGATGAGCGGCTGGATGATTTCGTAGCGGCCGCGCCACGGATATTCGCCGGTGGCATAGAACCCTTCGGCGCTGTCGAAGGACATTCCGTCGAGTTCATGACGCGCTGCAGCCATGTAGGTGTTCGCGTAGTACATGGCGGGAGACCCGTACTTGATCGGTGGCTGCCAGCGCATGATTACCCAGCACGGCATGCCATGCACCTGAAATCTTTGGCGGTAGCCGATGCGCTTATTCCCGATTTTGTCGATCCACTGGTTGCCCATGCGGATGAACTGCGATTGTCCCCAAACGATCTTAAATCGTGGATCACCAAACTGATTTTTGCCGAACATCCGCGTAAGGCGTTCCTGGAACTCTGGAGGACACTTACGACGCTCCCAAATTACAGATGGCATAGGCGGAATCTCGCATAGATTTCTTCATCAAGGACCAAATGGAGGCTTTTCTCGCCGGTGAGTTCCTCGATGTCCGGGATGTCCATCGGGAAATTCGTGTAAATCACGAGGTCTCCTTCTAGAAGCCCAGTCCCTTCGGCCGCGGCCACCACGGTTCCGCGCTGAGATCTCGCTTCAAACCCGGGAGTTCCTTCGCCGGGCTGGACGACGTCTCCAACTTTTCTTTCTGTTCGCACGAACTTGCGGATCAAAACCCACTTGTTGCGCGGCTCGATTTCCCACTGCGTGGTTTTGGCGAGCGCTACGGCACTGCCGCCTTCTTTCGCTTTCATCGCTTCTCCCGATTCATGAATCCCAATTCGCCACCATCAGTTTCATTTCGTCAAACGTCAAATTGTTTTTCGAGCGGTTCGCTTTGTAACTTATGACTCTGACGTTTTCTTTCACGTAGCCCCTGGACCCATCGCGCCTGTCAAGCGTCGGGCTGTTGTCCTGCAAAACTCTACCGCTTTGGAACAGAGGAATTCTCAACATCGGACAAAGCGTCGGGATTACGACATCAGTTACATCAATATTGAACGGCAGCCCTTTCTCTCGCGCTCGATGCTTGGCCATTTGCCACATGATGTATTCTGGCGTCCTGGATTTTCCGTGCTTGAAATTGCATTTGCCGCGCACTTCCCTCGAATAGCAACCACAACTAGTACTTCCGCCAGAGGTTAAATTTGCGACCGATGTAGTCACAAGACCTCCGCACTCACAAGAACAAAGCCAATGGTACATCCTGGCTTTGCCAACATATCCTACGAACCACCGTGCGGTTAGCCTTCCAAAAATGCGGCCAGTCAAATCTAAAATCTTTGCCATCGCACTCTCCTCTAAAGAGTGGAAAGGAGGGTGTTAGAGGCACCCTCCAAGCCATTGATGAATCCACCGTTGATCAGACGGTGAAATCTATTTTAACTCGTAACAGAAGGCACGGCTGCACCGGAAATATACAGACCTGCCTTCAGTGAGGAATTGTACAAATTTAGAAACGCGTTGTAAAAAAAGATCGAAGACGTGAGGTAGCTTCCCTGACCAACGTAATCGGGAATCGGCATGGTGGTGACGCCGTCGCCGAAATCGTAGAGCGATGGCTCGACGGTTTCGACGATGCCCCAAGTCTCGGGACAGATCGCGTCAAGGCGCCCTTGCTTCGCGGTGTAGGCCACATTCAAATCACGCCCGCCAAATTGCGGCGACATGTGCTTCTTGACCATGTCTAGTGCCTTGTCGCCTGGCGGGACGTAGTTCTGTTGCAGCACGTTCGTATAGAGTTGCGTGACGGCCAGCTCCTGATCCGGCCCGCAGACCCACTCGAAGTCTGCCACCGCCTCGTTGTCGGCGCCCAGCCCGCGGCCAATCAGGATCTCAGCCTTGTACGGATCGGTGGTGTTGATGGGAGCATTTGCCTTAGCAATGTTTGGCGTCGAGAGTTGGCCAGGGTAAGTCGAGCGGGATAGATTCAGAATCGTGCCCGTATTCGACGCCACTTGGTAGGTGTACAGTCCCGCAAGCCCGCTGTTCAGCGCTCCTGAAGAGCCCTGAATCATCACGAAGTCGCCAGCAGCAGAGCTGGTTGGCAAAGCCGTCGAGAAAAACACCGTGTCTGCCGCACCATCGACATAAGACACTGTCGCCGTCGCTGGCGTGATGCGAGCTGTTCCGCCTTCCGTCGGGAAGAACTGAACGACTTGCTGCTCTTGGAATTGGTTTGCCTGGCCACCGAGACCCACGATGCTCGATGGATTCGCACCACCCAGCGTGTTGTTGTTGACCGTGGCGGTGGTGGGAATCTGCAGGATGGCTCCGGAACCGTCGCTCAAGAATTGCGCGTCGAGGCCTTGCATGAAGGAGTTGAAAGAGTTCTTCAGCTCTTCAGCGCGCAGGCTGATCAGACTGCGCTTCGGACCACTCGTGGCGATCCTCGCGAGATAGGTAATCTCTGTCCCGGCAAAGAGTCCGATGGGAGAAATATCCCCGGCCACCCAGTTCGAGCCAGTCCCGCGGCCCAAAGCATCACCGTTTCCGGTAGCTTGGAAGATTGCCGCACCAGACTGAATGCGCACAGGAATGCGGAAAGACGGTCGCGAAGTGCCGCCAGCTTGCGTGGTGACGGAAGTCGGGAAGGTTTTGCTCTTCTTTTTGATAAGGTTATAAAAAGTTCTGCCTTTGTACACCAAATCAGGAATGCCTTTTGCAAAATTTTCCAACTCGACGGCCTGGACGGCCGCCTCTTGTAGGGGCGATGCCATACTCGTACCTCTGCATTTAGCTCAACGGTGAAACGAACCCCCGAACGTTCACGTTGGCGATCCGCGCGCAGTCAAGTGCGCAGATTTCCTAGCTCCCCGATATGTTTGGAATGCAGAAGTTGTGGAGATGCTTCCGATATTCGTCCCGCCCCTTGACGCGGCCTCGGAAGAACGGCCCTTGTTTATGAGAGATCAAATCTCCCAATGGCTCCTACAGCTTCAACCAGAGGCTACTCCCAAAGGAATTTAGGATGCAAGGGATTTTTTCTATCCGCCTGCTCCAACCGCTACGGGCACTTCGCTGAAATCGACGTAGAAGTATTTCCCGAGCGCCAGAAAATCCGATGCTGGCGGATTGTCGATTTGCAACTGAATCGTTCCGCTTGGCGTGGCTTTGGCAAAGCGCCGGTCCTCTTCGATCGATTGGTCATACTGCGGGCTGAGCGTCACTTTCACTGACCCGTATTGATTTTTGGCGACCTCTGTTACTTGGAATTTTGCGCGTACCATTTGATTCTCCTTAGTTCTTCAACGTAGATTTTACTACTTTTCCTTAGCCCAGTCCCAGCTCACTTCTTTGCCATTTTTTAACCAAGCTTTTCCAGCGATCCAATACGTATCGTTGGTCTTGGCCCAATCGACATCGTCACGGCTGGGCTTTCCGCCGGTGTAGTTTACTTTGGCTGCGCCTGCACCGCCAGATCCGGCTCCTGCTCCGTTTGCTGCGGCTCCTTTACCGGCTCCAGCGGCTGCGGCTTTCACTTTGGTGCCGCCCTTCATGAAGTTCGGATACATCGCATCGCGAAGCTTTCTGAATTCTTCCGGCAAAAGTTCAGCGAACTTGGCGTGCGTGAAGCGCGCTGCGCGGACTCTGTCGCCCTTACCAATGATCGCTTTTGCCGCCTTCTGAAAAGGCATGTCCTTCTTCATCAAGGTCCAAACGCGGTTGTTGAGCGCGTTGACGAATTCGCGGCGACCGTCCACTTTCAAGTTAAGCTGCTTGAAGAATGGCTCGACGATCTTCGCGGTCACGATGTTGTTCGAGCGATTCACGTCGGTAGCGACGCTGTCTTCGAAATCGTGGAACTTCTTGGTTTCGAAGTCGGCTTTCTCGCGTTCGAACTTCTCGCGTTCTGGGTCTTTCTTGTTCTTCAGCTCGACTTGCTTTGAGGCCATTCCTTTGGCCTTGTCGAGCCATCCGGCTATTTTTGCGGTGAGATCGTAGGCTTCCTGGCCCTTGCCGTCCTTGATCAATGCGGCGAGTTCTTGAACGGAACTATACATCTGAGCCTTCTCGAGGCGCGCCACCATCGCCGGAAGAATAGCCTTGTCGAATAACTCTGGAGATTTGTTCGCGAGCAAATCGATGCCGTTGCTGATCGCCAGCACAAATGAATCCGGATTGGCTTCGTGGAGTTGCGTCAAGAGCGCAGGATCGCCCTCGGAAAACTGCTTGATCTCGTTGCGATAGTCGTCTACTTCACCTTGCAAGCCGTCGAGGCCTTCTTGCCCGCCGAGAGCTTCGAAAGTGGCTTTGATCTGGCGCGCTTCATTGACGCCGCCGGGAAATTCCTCGTCATAGGCTTTTCTGCGGAAATGATCGTTGCCCCATTTCTTGGCAAGTTCTGGATGGAGCTTCTTTAGCTCGGCAATGTCCTTGCGGGTCTGCTCGTCCATCTTGGGGTCGAGCGGACCCAGTCCTGGCTCTTCTTCGGCCGCGCCTGCGCCCTCTCCTTCGGCAGCTCCTTCTCCAGCCCCTTCCCCGCCTTCACCGGCTCCGGCGCCTTCTCCTTCGGCAGCTCCCGCGCCTTCACCGGCTCCGGCACCGTCACCAGTTCCTGCCCCAGCACCAGCGCCTTGATCACCAGCGGCACCCGCTCCTGCGTTTTGATCCGCAGCTACTTCAGTTCCAACGCCGCCTAGATTTTCCATCGTCTTCCTCCCCGATATTTAAGATTTTCCTCTGTTGAATCCGTTAATGAATCGTTTAATGAGAGCTTCATCTGAAAGGACCAACATTTCTTCGGGTACTTCCATGATGGCAACAACGTGCTTGCCACTAAAATGCATCTCCAATTCGCTATTCAGAACTCTGACCGTTCCTGCAGCCCAAAAATTTCCAGTACCCCTTCCCATCTCTTCACCTTCTACCGCCGTTTGAGAAAGTGAAGCACCTTGCATCAGTCTGATTGCAACCCCTTGAGTTTCTGTCATTTGCTTACTCCCACTAGAGTTTGGGTCGACCGCCTGCGTTTTCTGGGGCTCCTGTAGGAAGCGGTGCTGCTGGCGGTGCTGCTGCCCCTTCCGCCGCTGCTGGGACGGGTGCTGGAGTACCAGCGCCAGGAGATGGAGTAATGCCTGCTTTTGAAAGGATCTGCTGTGCCGCATTTGAATCAATTTGTGCAACATCTTTGTATCCCACCGAGACACTCGGCGGCTTCCCGGCCGGTGCGGTTTGCGCAGCCTTGGCCTGCACGGCTTGAACGTGCATTTCGTAGTGTAAAGCTACATTCTTGAATCCTTCTGGATTAGAACGCTTTGCCCGCCGTCCTTCGACTGAGTTCAGATATTGCCAACAAGTGGCAGCCTCGGTGTCATTATCATCGGTCTTTTCGTCGATTGGTAATGAACTAATTTCAGGCGGCATGGCCGCGACTTGCTGCTCGGCAGCGGCGAGTTCTTGTGGATCGACACCAGCCATCTTCATCTGCTCTATCTTTTGTGTGGCTTCTTCCACCTGCGGATTGGGAACCGGGATGCTCTTCAGTAGCACTTCGATTTCGCCAAGTTGCTTGTTGCGCGAAGCCACCTGCGGAATGTAGAGGTCGGAGAGGCCCATCATGTTTTGCAGGAATTCGAGATTCGCGGCGTTGAAGAAAACTTCCTGCAACATTGGGTTCTTTCCGATGTCGTTGAAGATATTCATGATCGCGTTCTTGCGCTGTGTGTAGGTTTCAGGGAAGTTCTCGTCGCTCTCGGCAAACACCATGATGTTGGCTTTGAGATCGTTGATCTCAAGAGCGATGGTTTCCCCGCCAGGAATCCGTTCATTGATGGATTTGTCGCGGCACTTCGCAGCCCAGCGCACTAACTGCTTCATCGAAGTGGCTTCGGCATTCTTCATGGAATGCCACGTCGGCGCTAGTCTGCCTAGAGCGGAATCACGTTGGGTGGCAATCGCAACTCCGCTATCGGCGGTTCCGACATCTCCTCCAGCAAGGGCCGGATACGCTCCCGACAGCAATTCGGCAAGTGGCCCGGAATATTCTTTGATGAAGTCCGCGAGATTCGCCGGCGGATTTACGGCCGGTTCTACGAAGATCAATTCATTGACCGCAATCCCTGGCTGGCGCTTGAACGATCCGATATCTCCGGGAACGTTGGTTTGCTGGCGGATGGCTTCGACGGCAAAGGCTTTCGAGTCCATCCATTTCTTCGGGATAGTGCGCACGAAAATGTCGTTCATCAAATCCAGCCAATTGTTCAGCCGCTTCTGCAAGGGCATCGTCGACGTGCCCATGGCGTTGCGGTTCTGTCCATCTCCGGAATAAGCCTGAGCCAATGCCCATGAGTCGTCCATCGACTCGTTGCGCGCAAAACAGAAAGTGTCTCCGGCAAAAACTACATAGCAGCCGTTCGGAAACATCTCGATCAATTCATCGCGCTTATTCTCATCCGTGATGCCCATCAGATACGAAGGGCGCATCCAAGTGCGTTGAATGGTGACATCGGCAGCGATTGAATCGCTCGTCACATAAGTGGACTGCATTCCCAACTTGACGTTCTGGCGCGCGAGACGGGCGATCTCACCCATGGCTGCTTGATTCGTGGCCGCCTTGATGTCATCGGCAACCCACGGGAACATGCCTTTGGCACGTGTCTCGTCTACTTCGCACTCGTACTGCAGCACATCCACTTCATCCAAACTATTCGCCATCATCGGCGTCAACTTGATTTCCAGCTTTCCGTGCGCGGTGCGGACTTCTTGCCCTCGTGGCGTGCGCTTGACCGGCTCCGATTCTTCTCCTTCTTCTTCCGTTTCTTTCTCTTCATCTGTGGCGGGCGGCGCGCCAGGACTTTCTTGGGCAGTCTCAGCCGATTCCGGAGTTGATGCAGCCGCTGCTCCTTCAACTGGCGTCCCTTCGTTTTCCGGCACCAGGTCATCTGGCTCATCATCCTCTTCCCATCCGAAGCGCTGGCCATCCTTCACGAAACGCGACCAGTAGAGATAGCGTCCGTCGGTCCACAGATAGCGCGCGGCATCGGTCTGAATTTGGACCAAATCATTGTTGCGCGAAATGACTTTAACGAACTTCTCGGCTGATTCAGCGGAGGTAATCTGCGCATCAGAGTCGGCGCGCTGTGGAGCGAAACGCACGTTCGGCACGGTGCGCGTGAGTGCGGCGATGATCATCTGCGCGCGTGCGGAATAAACATTCGTCGGGAGGAGAGACAAGTCCATCTGCATCGATGGCCCGTAACCGGTACTCTCGCCCGGGATAATCCATCCGCCGCCGCGTTGCGGAATGAGAAATTGAAATCCGCGAAAAAATAAACAGCACTCCCAACAGGCTATAATTTCGATCAATCTTGCGGGGTAGTCGCGCTTCGCCGCCACCTTGCAGCGATCCTTTAGAAGATTTTCTTGTTCTTTGGTAAGTTCCGCGTTGGGGACAGTGGAGAATTCTAATCCTGCGAGGACACCGATTTTATATTTAGGCTCATCGTGCTCTTGGGTGTCGCGACCTTCTTGCTCGTCGCTGCCCGTAAAGTTTTGGACCGCTGTCGCCAAGAGGACTCCTCAGTGCTTTCTAGCGGAAGCAAAGGCAGCGGCCAATCTAGCGCGCTTGCCGACTTTCCCGCTGCTGTGAAGATGCTCGCGTGTGAATTCAGAAGTGCTCTTGCCTGCGCGTTTTGCGGCCGCACTGAACTTTCCTTCGGTACCTTTGGATTTCATTTCTTTCTTGACGCCAGACATCCAGCGGTTAGAGGCCATGGGTCACCTTTCTGCTGGCATTCTCCAAACAGGTTGCTGCTTCAGCATCGAATCGCTTCACTGCTTCTGCGAGTCTTTCAAGGATATCGGTGCTGTCGATGATGCTCTTCCTTGGTCCTCCATGGCGATTTTTGCATTTAATCTCGAATCCCAAGAAGAGAGTTCCTTCAAGATTTTGGAGAAATGCAATCGAGGTAGACAGGTAGGTTCCCTCATCTTTCATGTCAGGGATCGGCATGACTGTAACTGAATCTCCAAAATCGTAGAGTTTCAGATGGGGCGGAATCGCTGCGGCAAAAGCACGCTCCTCGCGCTCCTCTTCGGCTACGATTGCCGCACATCTTTCGCAGAGAATATTCATGGTTCACTCCTTCACGAGATTCGCGAGAGAATTCTTGGGCATGTACCAGTCACTGCAATATTGGTCGGCTGGAGCTGGCAGGCGCGTCGAGCCGTTCCACTTGACGAAATATTTGTTGATGCAACTCTCTTCATCGCTCCCCAGGAATTTGCAGTTCTTGCACATTGATCCGCCCTTGGGCACGCGCATTCCGGCTCGATGGCCTGGCGGATAAGTCGCTTCAGCCATCGAGTACTTCTACTTGTCCAAGATTTTTGATCTTCGCTACTACTTCAGTGTCACGGCGCAATTCTATTTCATTTTCTGGCATCGTTGAATCCTGTACGATTGGAAACCCGCAAAGTTTATTCACTGGATGATATAGCGCAGAATCTCCTGCTAATGAAACGTGGACGACATTGGTAATTTTGATTTCCGTCATATTAACAATCGCCAATTCTTGCATCGGATGCAATCGCCAGTAGAAATCTCCGTAGGTGCGCAGTAGTTCCACGAGAGTCGTGGAGACAGTTTGGAGGGTGATGGTAGAGCCACCAGCATCGACGAGGATAGGTTTATCAGCCATTGGCGGATTTCGCGCTCCACGGCAAAGGGATTCCTGCGCGATAATTCAAGAGCCGCTCTTCGGCTTCGCGAAGCTTCTCATTCAATTCCTCGAAAGTGGCGAAGTGATTGATCACTACCGTGGTCACGAACCATCCGTTGCCCATGGCAATGACATCGCCTTCTTTGCTAGGCAATGGCCCGTCGTATGTTGGTCTTTCTGTGCCGCGAAGCACGGGGAAAACAGCAGTTTGCGTCAGGTATTCGCCTTTAGCGTTCACCATCGGGACTTCGTTCAGCCCGGTGCCGAAATCGAATAGCGTGAAGTCGTGGCGGTTTGAAGCGTAGTCGTAGAGCAACTGGCTTCTTCGCGCTTCTTCCATTGATTGCCTCATCGGCGTGCCTTTCTGAACTGCTCTGCCATGCGCGATTTCTTTTTTAGCGCTTTGCTGCCCTTGCGCATGTGGCCCATCCTGGGGTTGGCGTGGAGTTCACTGTGCATGTTTTCTTTTTGGACCGCAGACAAAGGAGAACCTGAGGAGAAAAGATACTTCACTTGTTGGCGAGTCCAAGGAATGGCTGGCTCCTAACCGAGTCCGGGGATGCCTTTGCCAGTCTCGGCCATCTCATCTTCTTCGCCCTGCTGATCTGGACTCTCGTTGTCGCGTTCTTCTTGTTCCTCGTCTTGCATGCCCATCGCTTTTTTGATGTGCGCGTGTACGGCATGGTGAGTCTTATGCCTGGAATGGTGGACGGCTTCTGGATTATCGCCTTCTCCATGATGACTCGAAATGTGATGCTCGCCGCTCGCCTGATCGTGAGTGTACTCGATCTTGTGTGCTGGACCGTGAGTATCGACGTGATCTTCGATGGAATGGGAACTTGGTGCGGGATGGCTCGGGCCTGCTGGCTTGCTCATCTCGGCGACTTTTGAACCGCCTTTGTTGGCGCTCAACTCGTCATGAAGGCGCGCTCGGCTCGCGCTGTGATGCATCGATCCGTCCTTCGCTGCCATTGTCATCTGATTCTCCCTTCGCAACGGGCTGTGTGTAGCGCGCTGCTACTGCTTTCTCTTGCTTCGCTATTTCCCTCGCGAGGATGCGTTGCCATGGCGTCCCTGTGTAGGTCTCTTGGCTCGGCGCTGGCGGCGCTGTCTTATCTGATTCGAGCTGCACAGACTGCAGAGCCGGGGTGAGGTAGAGGCGTATCCGCTGCGCTTCATCCCTCAATACATGGTTCTCTTCTATAACATGGGAGAGTGTTTCCGCGTGAGCCTTTTTTAAATCTGTGATTTGTTGAGCATGGTCGGCCTTCAGTTTCTCGAATTGCTCTTCGAGCCATTCTTCGTGGTGGCTACGGAACCAGAGTCTGGACATGGCAACTCCTTCACGTCTGGCAATTTTTCCAGTAGATCATCCCAAATCATGTGGTAACAAATTGCTGACAGAAGCCTGTTCTCTTGCTCTGTTGGCTCTCTTTTAAAAATGATAATTTCACAGAGCATGCGCACGTCATCATCAGAAAGTTTTACACACATTGGTTTAGAGGTATCGACAATCATTGTCCTAACCTGTGTTGCCAGCTCGGCACGATCTTCCCGCCGCCGTGCCCTTTGCGTGCGGCAGCCTGTTCCTCGTTCCATTCCCGATACATCGCTACATGTCTGGCCATGGGGTCTTTGATCCCAGCCAACTTCTCGCGGAGCAATTGTTCCTTAGGTTTGTCGGCTGCGTCAAGGAGAACGCCAGCGACTGCGTATCTCATCGAATCGCCGCAATCATCAATGAGACTTGCGCCCTTTGGTTTTATGACATCTTCCATATTTGTTTTGACGCCATCGCCGCGCACGAGCAATGGAATTGCTTCCACGCAATTTGGACATTCGCCCTGTAACAGAAACCATTCGTCCATTTCGAGCAGAGAATACATTTTCGTCCAGCCGGCCACGCGATCCGTATTTGATCGGGTAGGCCGCGGGAGTCCAGCCGCCGCAAGCAAATCCCCGATCTCATCAGCAACGGTGCGATTACTTACTGTACGATTGAAGCGCTCCCAAGAAAGATGGACGCTGTCAATTTCCCACGCATAGCCAGTTTGCGTTCCATGCTCATCAAAGACTGGAGGAATTGCGGCAATCAATGCCTTAGTCTGATCTTCAGGAGTTTTATCGTTTAGATCTGACTGTCCCCCAGCAAGAACAAGCTCCTTCCTAGTCACGTTCACGATGCGCGGTTTCTCGCCTTCGAATCTTGGTTTTAAGAGTGCTTTCGTCCAAAATGTGATGACGGACCAATGTCCGAACCCCCAATCCCAGCCAATCCAAGTGGGCTGCCACGGCTCAAAGATAAACGCTTCTTTCGGCATGATATGACGCGATGGCTCGAAATTCGCGAAATACTGGCCACTGACCGTCTCGATATTGCCCCAGCGGATTTTGTCGCGCAGTGGAGATTTTTCCAGCGAGGCAATGTACGCTTTGTCTTGGCCCAGGATGGGATTCTGATCGACTGTCGAGTGAATAAACTGGTAGTCGTTCGGATCGTACTTCTCCGGGTCCATGCCGTGCGTCGGCAAATGATCGACCCACAAGCGCTTGATCCAGCCCCAGCCGATGCCCATTGGGTTTGTTACGCCAGCCATGCATGGACGTGAGCCAGGTATCGTGCATCGATTGCGCCCTTCCATCGCGTCGTAGATCATGTAAGGGAATTCGCCAAGCTCCTCGAAGCCGATGAAAACAAACTCGGTCGAAAGATATTTGCCGACATCCTCAACGCGCTCGCATGCTGCGAAATAAAGTTTGCTCTGCTTTCCGTTCACTGGCGGGAAGTACACGATGTGATCTGACTTGTTGAAGGTGCCGCGCTCTTGCGAGCCGCGCTCGTAGAGAGACTTTGGAACATCCGCCAAAAATTTATCGATTACAGTTCTCTTTAAGTCGGGCACAGTTTTGCGCATCAGAATTGAATTGCTGCCGGGGTATTCCATGCAGTGAAAGATTGCTTCCATCAGCAGCGGCCGACTTTTTCCAGAACCGAACGAACCCACGTGCAAGCGGTGCTTTGCATTCATGCAATGGAAGATCTGCTGGTGACTCCACGGCTGATAGAAGTCTGTAATCTTGAGTACTTGATCGGGACGGTGCTGCTTGAGATTCACGGAAGAAGGCTACCACAAATAAAAGGGGGGCTGACTGCCCTCCCAGGCTCATCAGCCCCAACTGACCCTAGCTTTTCCGCAGTGCTTGAAGAGAGTCTACTTGCCTTTGCGGAACTCTTCAAGAAGTTCCAAGAAGCGACTATCGTCTTGATTCAGATCTCCTAACTCCAGCATTTTCTTCCTGAGCACTCGGCAAGTGTCAATGCGCACTTCAGCTGACCATCGCCTGTCGTGGAAAATCGAATCGTGGACCCGAAGGATATATAGCCATCTCTCCATGGCGGGCTAGCCTCTGAGACTCGCTGCCCTTATTCTGATTTTAGGTCTATACCCTAAGCGCGCAACAAGCAAGGGTACGTTGGTTCTCAGGGCTTACTCGCCACGTATCTCGGCTCTTGGGCCAACTGCGATGAAATTCACTGCGTTCGGAAGGAGAATAACCTGTTTGAACTCCAGTACAGGGAATTTCTTGTCGATGTATTCGATGGCGCGCTCAAGAATCCCTTCGATGTCCAACTCGCTGTAGCCATTCCCTGCCGGGGCCACGAACTGATGGCGCAAGGTCTTATCGCCCACGATCACCTTGACCGTCACGCGCTTCCAAAGTTTCTTTCCGTCTTTCGCTGGCTTCATTCGCACAATCCATACTTCGATTCACAGGACTGTGGCTCCTGCAAGATTGGGAAAACAGATTGCCTTCCCCCGCGCGATGTTTTGGCCCAAGCCACGACATCATCAACAAAATTGAGAACCATTCCTGGCACGCATGGAGCGAAGAATGTTTTACCAACGCTACGCTCCCAGTCGCGGACTTTGTCGATCATCTCTGGGAAGCGCAGCGCCCAATTTGTGATGTCATCCTTCCCGCTATTGATGCAGGGCGCACAGCCCACGCGATTGAATCCAAGGGTGTATAGCGGATTGATTGGTTGCCCAGAGCGCTTCACATAATCGAAGCATTCTTGCTTCGTCCAAGTCACGATTGGGTTGACAAGCCAGCAATCAAAGAAATCGTCCCATTCCCGAGGCTGACGAGAGGCACGAGCCGCTGACTCATCGTTTCTAATTCCGGAGACTCTTTCGTACTCGTCGGCAACGTTCTCGCCAATCCATCTTCGGATCGGGCGAAGCTTCAAAAACTCCGTACAGAACTGTGCGCGGCGAGACGGGAATCTATGCTTCCATTTGGCCAGTTCTTCGAATGTCAATTCCTCGTTGGCTCGTGGAATCAAAGATGCCACTTCATTCCGGCCAGGGCCGTACCATATGTCTGAAATACGGGGCGTCACAACTTCAATGTGGCAAACGGTTCTAGAAATTTCCGCGACATGCGCGACTGTTAAGGGGTGCTCGTTCCGTCCTGCCTGCGTGTTGACCGCCATCACATCGGCAGGATCATAGTTTTCAAGCGACCACAGAAGCGCGGCCTGCGAATCAATTCCACCGCTATAGCCAACGATATATTTCATGGACGTGGCCGATGCACTTTGCAGCCCCAACTTCTGAAGAATGGATTGCGCTCGACTTTATCGCAGCGCCGGCAAGTCCAGAAACAGTCTGCGCATCCGCAGTCTAATCGGATAACGCTGCTGTCCCACTTGTGCCCCAACTTCCGGCAGAAGAATGCCTGGACGCGCGAAAATAAAATTTCTCTCCAATTGCTCGTCATTGGTTGCCAAACGGCGGTTTGCGCCACTCGCTTCTGTCGGCATATAGCTTGCGCGCTTCAAACTCAATCGTCTCGCGCGACGGGAACCAGCGCAAGAAATCTTGGCGCATCTCGATGGAGTCCATAATGAATTTGAGATTGCGGAAGTCGCAGCCAGCTCGAAGCACTTCGGTTTCCCGATTACGGAGAATGAATTCAAAACGGCATGGCTGGAACTCGCGCCGCAATTGTTCGATCCCTTGACTCCTCATGGCGATCCGAGAGGGATCACTTGATTGGCGTCGGCATCCTCATCGTTGCGCTCGATCCGCGGCCGCAAGAGCCCTTCCTGCAAAATGGCATTGAGCTTTTCTGGCGTGAGTTTGCGGTCGTTCTCGTCGAATACTTTCTTGATCTGCTCGCTGGTCCAGATAATGTCCGGGCTGTAGCAGACGATCACCAAACTGTCAGGGCTGACGAGCGGCCGTCCTTCTTGCACGCACTCAAGATTCGTGGGCTCAAGGATGAGCACATGCTTATGATCGACGGTCGTAAAATAAATGATTAGAGCACCGCCTCGAAGATTTCAGATTTGAAGCGTTATTTCTTTTGTGGCACGACTGGCCTCGGTCTTATCTTGTTTCTGATTCTTTTTTCTCCTCTTTGGTTCCTCGGCGAGCTCCACGGATTTGATCCAATCGATGAGTTCATCAAGAGTCCAAGATTCCCAATAACCTTTCATCACGTGATCATCAAATATGTGCGCTATCGCTTGAGTGTAGGAAAAATATGAACCGCCGCAAGAGCAAGGACGCTCGCAGGACTTCTTTAGCCAGGGCCATTGTTTTTCGGGCTCTTCGATGAAACTAGGCTTTTCAATCTTCACGCCGATGGCTGTGAGCGCCATGCCCAGAGCGCATCCAGATCCTTCACCATCCGTCAAGAACATCGCTTTAGGCTTCAGCAGCACCCGGCCCAGGGCCATTGCTTCACTGAGTTTCATCGTCATCCCTTCCTTTCCTGCGTTTCGCAAATAGAAACTCTTTCAGCGCGACGATCACCAAGACCGAGAAAGCAATGGCGCCAAACATGACCAACGTGTCCAGGAACATTCACGTCCTCAAGAGTTTCTTGAAACAGACTTCGTGAAATGCCGCTTGCAAGGTCTTCTTGCCTTTGCCCTTGAAGAGAATAATGGGCACTTCATCGCGGCACAAGTCGCAATCCATACAATCTTCGTCGTGTCTCTCCCAGCGCGGATCGTCTTCCGCTACGCCAATCGGTTGGGCGCAAAGAGCGCACACACAATCTGGGTCCAGACATCCCGACTGGCCGCAGGACTTCTTCGACCAGCGAATCTCGTGCGCACGTTCGTTTAATTTAAATTCGTGGTTGGGATCGGCTACCATGCCCATTTGGCAGCACCTCAATCATGGGATTTCTTTACGCTTTTTCTTTTGCTGGCACAGAGTCCGCAGGAACAATTTGCAGCGTGTGCGAGAACACTTGATGGAGTAGCGGGAGTGACGGTTCCGCCCGCTGAATTGACGAAGGCAATGGAAACCTTATGTGTTCCTCCGGTGGCCACACGGGCACGCCGTTCACGAGGAGCAGCTCCTCCAGTCCTTCCGGCGTCATGCGCTGCACTCGGCTCATCCTTGCGAGTCCACTTTGAAAGCGCTTCGTTGCACTGCGTGCGAATCCATTCCGAGAGCGAGAGCTTCTCGCGCTTCGCTGCGCTCATCCATATCGTATGAACGCTTTCGTCAAGCTTCAATAGTACGGTCTTCATTCTGGAGAGTATATACCATGCTAGGCGTTGGTCAAGAGGATATACGGTTCAAAGGGTATATATCCTTCATTGCTCTGGCCTCGGATCTGGCTTCGCGCCATTGTCGCTCGTAGTTTTTTGCTTCGTGGGCTTCGCACCATTTGTGGGTGTCACGTTGATTGCGCTGCGATCTGGTCGGGCCACATCTAAAATTACTACTTCCACGCCCACTTGCGCTGCGAGCTGTGGATCTTGCGGCGGGAAAGCGCCCTGCAGATCAAAAGCCATGCGCGCCGCGTAATATCTCGTGGTGTTATCCGCGAGTTCTATCTTGTCCGTGATCTTCCCTTCGTGCGCGAAAACCTTGGTCTGATTCGCTGTGAGAAGAGGAGTTAAATACCTTTCAATGAGCAAGGGTATTGTGAGCCCTAAGCGATCCATCACATCTGGGGCTTTTTCTCGGATGGCCGCGAGCGCTTGATTCGCAGACTGCGTGGGATTCTTTGGAGAGTAGCCGGCTTCAACAGCTGCTTGCCCTTTGGTGATGTTGCCCTTGGCTTTGAGGAAGGCCTGCACTAGGCGCATCTCTCGATGAGTGAGATGCTTCCTTGGCTTTCGCTTCTTCCCCGATTTCTTTTTACCCATGAAACTCCCCGAAAGGAGAGTCTATCTTAACTAGCTTTGTCTCTGCGCACGAAACAGGTTCCTTCTGATGTATCCAGCATCGCTAGCGAGATGGCTCAATCCCCAGCCGCAAGCCAACGAGCATGGTCTCGATCTTTTTCTCACACTCCGGGCACGCATCGCGGCGCAGCATTACCTCGCTCACGTTGACCGATATTTTAACTTCGAACCTGTCTGCGCGCTTGTCGATCTCGCGCTGGCAGAAGTCGCAGAAGAGTTTCTCGCTCACGGTTTGCTCTCCGCAGCTTCCCCAAGATAAATAACAAGGATTTCTCTTTGCGTCTCCGTCTCGAAATGCATCTTCAGCAATGCCGATGACAACGCAGAGCATCTGCCGAAATTCTTGCATCTCTTCGAGAGTAAAATCTTCGATTAATCCAGTCATCACTCCAAAGTTTAGATGACCGCTACGGTGGCCTTTGTGAATCTCAAGGTAGATCGGCATTCCGTGTTCGTTCTTCATTTTGCAGCCTCGGGCTTGCTGGCGGCTGGGGCGGCGCGCTCAACGAGCGTTGTTCTGGCATCTGTCTTTCCGCTAAGCAGTTCCCTGGCTTTGAAGACTCGCTGCGCCGTGTCTACGTCGTCACCGAAAAGCACCATCACATCTTCTCGGTTGTTCCAGAGCACATCGTCGGGAATTAGGTTGATGCGAAAACTTTCCAGTTCCACATCTTCGCCGTTCAGCAGCTTGCGAATGATAGGCAAACCGACGATAACTGTGCGCCATTTATCGTTGCCATGTGGATGCCGCTCTTGTATCCGTTTCCACATCTCGCTCGTTTCGCTCATTTTTTCTCCTCCGCTCCCGAGGCGAGGGACCGGATGGCTCTGTCAGCATACTCAACTAACTCGGCTCCTCCAGTTTCTAGTTCTGCAAGAATATAGATGCGTTTCTGCTGGATGAAATTAAGCAACGGAAGCACCTCGCGTCGCACCTTTTGATCGTGGGCGGCGAGCAGCCTATTAAGTTCGGCGGCAGCAATCCGATGATCGTAAAGATGGTCGTGCTCTGGATCGGTGTTGTTGATGCTCTTGGCGAACACTTCGCTCATCATTTGAGGCGTCACAGGTTCCGCACTTCTTTGATCGTGGGCGGCGAGCGGCAGCCTATAAAGCGGCACTACCATGAAACGAGCCGATGTATCCTGTTTCAAATCATCATTCAAAAGGTTCACTTCATCCTGCGCAGACTCGGCATCTCCAAATACGCACTGTTCGCCGTCGTGCCACGAGCCGTCTGGTTCTGCGATAGCGAACAGCCAAGGTTCCGCCGTGTCCAGCGCCCCACTTGTGGCTTGGGGCTGGTCGGCAGACTCAGGTTCAATGCGCGGATTACGAAGTGAAGGCGGGGGTGTTGCATGTCGAATCCGAGCCTGCTCGGGTGGGGCGATGGCTAGGAATGTGGCTTTCAGTTCGGCAGCACAGCGTTCCATAGCACACCTGAAATAGAAATTATCCGTTGCAGGAGTTCCTTCACCATGCTCGGCGATTTTTTCCCATCGCTCCACTAATTGATCAGCCTGCTCGGGCGGGGCGGTGGCTAGGAGTGCTAGTCGATTCGTGATGCGACAACGTAGACAATCCGCCATTTTCTGCTGGGCGGTACAATCACCGTGAGGGAGTAGATCAACAAGTTCTTGTACCTCCTGTATTCCGTCCGCACTCACTCCCGCTTGTCCCTGGCGGGCTGGCCGTAACTGCGGACCACCAGGCTCCTCAATCGGATGCTGCTTACCTGCTTGTGGATGAGCTTTCACTTTCCGTCCCCTTCCCCTTCTTGCTGCCTGCTAGCGGCCTTCTGCTGTAATTTGCTCTTTAATTCTTAGCTGCCTCCATGCGGCACGCGCTCGCTCGATTTTCGCCCAGGATAGCGAGCGCTGAATTTCAATCAACTCTTCTGCTTCCGGCACGTGCAAAATAAAATCTTTACCGAACAGAGAGATTTCCATGCACTTGAGGCATAGCGAAATATCACCGGCTTTTGGCTTCTTGCTTTCTATTCCATCCGTACGATCCACCGCGTAGCCGCAAAAAGGACAATTCTGTTTTGGAATCTTCACTTCTCGCTCCTGGCGGCGCTCCCGCCTGCTGCTTGCTGCTTCACGGCTAAATCCCATTTCTCGCACATCGCGTAATGCCCCGCCGTTGCCGCCCCTGCTTCGTTGTATCCGGCAAAGTCCAGTTCGTCTGGAATGATGGTCGGCAAGCCGCAATTGCAATCTTCCGCTGTGCAGGTTTCCCCGTTGACCTTGAACACCATCGTTTCGTACTTGCGGTCACAGCCGATTTCTTCATAGCCGAAACGTTTCATATATGCTGCGTCGAATGTGTCGCCCCTGAGATGCCGATTCTGTTTCAGCCAGGCCACATCATGTACTTCCGCGTGAATCTCCCGCACTGCGCGCTCGGGCCAGTATTCTCCGACAGTTGAAACGAGATGCTCTCCGATCAAAGTGCAAAGATGGAATCGGCAAGCGTAGCCGACGATCAAGTGCCCTGCATGCCCAAACCATTTCCAGTCAGTCACGGTCCCCCACCACCTTTCGCCTGCCCTGCCCGCTAGTCACAAGGATGCTCGCAAACCAAGGTCCGCAACTCCGCTCTCGGCGCAAGTCCGACGCAACTGCCAAATCTGTCGAAGCGACCTGCTGATAACCTGAGCTTCTGAGTGCTTGGTTTCTAGTGTGTTGGCTCTTCTTCGAGCAGCGAGCACCCATGTCACGATCCCCCCTTCGCCTGCCTCATGGCCTCCCCACGCGGCACTTTCTTCCACTCGATCAAGCAGCGCGTGCAGACGTAAATCTTCTCCGGCTTGAGATACTGCACGATAGGATATTTATGGCCGCGAGGGCAGGTCATATTCGCCGTCCCCCCTTCACCAGCAACAAAAGTCCGAACAAACTGGCCATGCCGCAAATCAAAAGCGGACCGGTGTCCTTCAGGGGTGCAGCCACCAACGCAGCGCCCAAGATCAGCACGATGCCGACTATCTGTTTAGGAGTTGGCCCCATCAGCTTTCTCTTTTCCATCCCCTAGCCAACAAAGAACGTCGAATCGATCTCCCAGAGAAGATGCGAGGCTTGCCATCTGACATCAAACGGCCAGCCACGATTATTCCAAATGTGGTTATGCGCGCGGAGCAGCAAATACCACGGGCCATTGTCGGCGAGAGACTGCTCGATGCCGTAGATGTGTGGGTGATCGTCGCCACGCGAAATTTCAACGTTCTTGAATTTCTGAATCCTTGGACGCGTGTCTTTCCACATTCGCTTCCCCCGGTCAGCTTTTGCGCTTGAGCCAATATTTTAAATCGTTCCAAGTCCGTGTGCTCCACTGAAGCGCATCAGGGAGATTCCCACTGGACCAGATCAAAAAGAAAGCGCATAACAAAAGCCATAGAACTCCGAGTATCAAGAGGGTTTCTGCGGGCGGCGCGCCTTCCTCAACAAAGTTTCTCTAACAAAGTCAGACATCGATTTATCCGCTCTTTTAGCAGCTTTTTTGATGTCTTCCAATTCGTGATCGAACAAGCGAATGGTAAGCGTAGCAGTTTGCGTGTTGGGCATTCGGAGCGCCATGCCCAGGGATAGTACCTCATTGTGCCGTATGGTGCAATACATGCATGTTAGTACCTGTGGGAAAGTAGCGCTTGACAAGTTGCAGTACAACCGCGTAATGTAAGTATATCAAATCAAGCAGGCGAAAGGGGCCACATGAATAACGAATTGTTGAAAGAGATTCAAGCACAGCAAGAAATTCAAATGAGTAATCCTCCTTCTTCTATCGCTTGGCAGACAGCCAGCAAAGAGATTCATCGCCTTGCTGAATCACTTACTGGCAAAAAACTAAAAGACGCTTGCGGAAGATCATAAACGT